TATAAATGCAAGTATTGAACCAACAATTAATAACGCATAGAACACATAAGTTTTCCAGTTCCAAACATAATAGAACCAACCGTGGTCTTTCTTTGTAGGTCCAAAATCTAATTTAGGTTCTTTTGCCATTATATATTTCTCCGTATAAATTAGTTATAAAATTTTGATATGGTATGTCTTCTTGTTTGATATATCCTGTTCCTGTGAGCTTTCCTTCAGCATATGCTAATGCTACAGAACATACACCAGAAGCAGTTGCTCTTTGGATTGCACTATAATCTGGATCACCATAAATTTTATTTGAATATGTAACTTCTTGTAATTTACCATCTTTTTTACCAATTACAGATACAAGCATTACTACAACATCTGCAGTTGTATAAGGAACTTCTTGGTCAAATAATTCTATAAATTTTTGTTTGTTATGTTTTAAATTTAAATCTTCTAATAAGAATTTCATTTTATCACAGTGTCCTGGATACCTAATAGTTTTATATGATAATGTTCTAACTTTTCCTTTATATGTTTCACACATAGAAGCACTACCTCCTGATGTGTTAAATGCTTCATATCTACTTCCATCTATATAAATTGATTCTATACCATCTAGTGGGTGTGCTTTAATATGATCGTAATGGGAAATGACATCACAATAATTTACATATTCATTAAGTAAGCCATCAGTTGACCAAGTAAGATAATAAGACATTGCATTGGTAGGATATTTAGGTAATGCTCCAACTCTCATTTTAACTTTATGTGGTTCTTCAAATTGACTGATTAAATTTGCGGCAATAATATTAACTGCCCCGGGTGCCAATCCACATTGTGGCATCATAAATGTTTTTGTATCTAAATTTTTAATATACTCTGAAACTTCTGTATCTTCTGTTAAATCAAAATATGCTACACCTAATTCAGCACACGATTTTGCAATATTAATATTAACGTCATGAGTTGTTGATGTGATTATTAAATCTTTACCTTTTATAAATCTTTTGCATTCATCTATATTAGATGCATCTAATTCCATAATGGATTCATCTTTATCCCATGGGTTTATATCTGCTAAATGAACTTTAAATATTTCTGGTTTTTTATTTAAAAAGGCGGCAATTGTTCGACCAATTTTACCGACGCCAATTATTCCAACGTTTTTCATTATATTAAGTAGTTATAAATTTTTTAGGACCTGTTGATATAAATTCGAGACCGGAACCTTTACCAATATAAACATTTTTTTCTGGATTCCAGGACATATTTAATTTTACTGCTCTTTGGATTGAAACACTTAAAAACTGTTCTTCTTTAAAACTAAGAACTTCGGCTTCCATTTTTTTACCGTTGTCGGTACATTCAATTAATGCTATATCATCAAAATGTGTTGTCATCGTCGTCGTTCCTTGTATCGTCTTGCCAATCTCTTTTTCTTTTTTGTTCTTCCCAATATTCTCTAGCTGACATTTTAGTTTTATACCATATATAAAACATAAAGTCTGCCCAAAAATAATTTAAAACATATCCTAAAAGTGTAAACCTAACACCTAATACGCCTGGTAAAAACCATAAGGCAAATATCATTAAAAGAAAATAATTTTTAAAATATCCATAAGGTACTGCAAATGTACTCCACTCTAAATCTTTTGCTTTCATTTCCCTCCTAAATGAAATTTTGTCTTAACTTTTCTGCCTTCTTAATATTAATTTTTCTACGTTTTGCTCTTTCACGTTTTTTAAAAGATGGTTTTTGATAGTACTGCTTCTCCTTCATTAAATCAAAAAGACCTTCCTTTTTCATTTTTTTCTTAAGGATACGCATTGCCTTATCTACATTATTATTTCTAACTTCTATTTCCATATTATGTATAATTACCTATAATATAACATTTTCTACACCAAAAGTCAAATGATAGATAAGTAGAATGATGGTTATAACGTTCAGTTTAGGAGACAACAGATGGCTAAGAAATCAGATAGAGTGCTACGAAGAGAACTCCGTAAAGCTGAAAAAAGGTTTAAGAATAGTAACCGAATTAAGCCAAAAGTTGTGGCTAGAGATCCAAAAGCGGTTCCAATTAACCAAATAATCACCCTAGATTATCTAACTAATCCCCAATCTGATAAATAAGGGATCTTACCGAATTATCTTTCTAAGCTCAATCCTATAGTGGCGAATTTTTGTTTCCAAGCATAAAATCTTTTGTTATGATTGGCATAAGGATCTTTTTGGATTTGCATTTGATAAAGATGTACCATTTCGTGTGCAAGAGTTTCAATAAAATCTTTCCACGTTCTAAATTTTGAAGCTAATTCCATTTCTATCCATAAAGTATGATTATGATAAGGAATTTTTCTAGAGTCATATGTTCCTACAGGAGTTACTCTACCGTCCCAATCATAAACAATTTGTCCACGAGCATTATGAATTCCTTTAACATAGATATCAGGCATCCATAATCTATTGCCAAACAGGGCTCTGTTCAAAACTGAAAACCAGCTCTGAGCTTGAGCAACTGTAGGTTTGAAATTTCTCACACCTTCTCTTTTTTTAAGTGCTTTTTTGACTCGTAGTTTATGTTGAATTCGCTTCTGCATATAATATTAATTATCAAAATATATGCAGTTATTATCTGATACTTAAAAATAATAAAGTGCGTACTTTACTCGGAAATTGTGGATAATTAGTTGTATTTTTCTTGGGTCCAGGCTTGAGAACCTAATAAATTATGCTCTGCCCAACGAACAAATAGTCCAAGCTCTTTTCCATGGGCTTCTACTTCCCAAGGACGGTCCCAGTAATTTGTTTCTTTATCTATGATTTTATTTTGCCATTTAGTAGATCCACATCTTTCTAGGTCTATCATTTCTCCCTTGGCATATTGTTTTACGTGGATCATTTCATGAGCAATTGATTCCATAATTCTTCTTTTTGAAACTGAACAATCTACAGTTATAGTAAATTCTCTTGGTTTATGATTTCTGTCATCAAAATCTACTTCTGCTAGTACTCCAGAATCTTTATATAAATTTTTATCAAATTCTAAATCAATTGAAATTGTATTATATAATTGTTTGGATAGTATTGTTTTACCACAATAGTCAACTATACTATGTGCTAAATCATATAATTTTTTACTTCCACCACTTATAGTAATATTCATTATTCTATATTTTCGGTAATATTTTTGTCGTTTGCAATTTCTCTTGCTACTGCTTGAATATCCTCTATCATATATTTTACTTCTTCTGGATGAGCAGTATCTTTTAATAATGCAAGGTCTTTAGATTTTTTATGCATTACGTCTACTTTGTGTACAAAATCTTTTAATGTATGGTACGCCATTGTCATATATTATTATAGCAAATTTTTGGTTGTATGTCAATATCAGATAAGTGTTGGTATTATTAGCTTATTTTAGGAAATAATATGTCTGTACAAAATTTTTCAACATCTTGCTCTTTTAGACCTAATGACTTCATTACTCTTGGTGTATGTGGGTTCATAGTTTGATTGGAACAATAATAGTTTTGTGCTTTAATTGTGTCATCTTTTTTTGCAGTATCTGAATATTGTCCTATACTATCAAAATAAACTTTAAGATTGTTAATTGCTAAATCAACTATTGCAGTTGCTTCTTCATCTGTTCTAACATTACCAGCGGCAATCATACTACTTGAAAATATGTTTTGTGCCCATTCAGGTAATTCTCTTTTTTTGCTAGGTATATAATCTGCTACTGCATCTTTATACCAATCTACTAATGGATGTTTTTCTCCACCTGATGATGCTGAAAAGTCATGAAAGGCACCAGTCATTTTATTTTTACCTGCAATAACATCAAAGCCATATATAGGTCCGTTGTTATCAAGATTAGGAAAGACGCATACGTGCATCATCCAAAGAGCTTTTGTATCTCTAGCATCTACTACATCTATATGACAACGTCTACAATGATTAGTATGCCACACCCTATTCATCCAACCATTTTCAGGTTGATTAAAATGGTCCATGCCGGGTTCAGTTATTTCTGTACCTCTAGTATTAAACTCTTTAAGTATTTGATTTTGACACTCTATAAGTTTATTCCAAATAAAAGATTCATTTTTCATTTTCTAATTCTTTTATTCGGTCTTCCAGGACAGATATTGTTGTATGAAGATGTCCAGTGTCCGTAGGTTGAAGTAGTGTTTTAAGATGTTCAACTTCTTGTTTAAGAATATTAACCTTTATCATATTTCCACTGAAGTCTTTTTTATTTGCTCCAGTAAGTTGTGATACTGACCCTCTTATTATAGATAGTTTAGTCATTAGTCTTTTCCTTCTATAACTGTTCCTTTAAAAGGATCGTTTGCAGTATCTCTATTATCTTCGTCATAAATTTGTGTACTTAATTCTTTGAATAGTTTAGTAGCAAATTCGAAAGCAATTATTGCCTCATCTTTCATATCATCATTTAAATTTTTTCTTATATCGGCTTTCATTTCCTCAATTGGTTTAGGAAAATCATATAATTTACCACTACCAGGTATACGTTTTCTAATCATTTGACCACCACTTAAATCTGCCATATGACGAACATAAATGTGGGCCATTATTTTTTGTTTGTCATCTTTTATTGATTTAATATGATCTATAAATTCTTTTACAACAGGTGCTACAAAAGGTTTTTTAAAATTAGGATCGTCTGTATTTTCAGTCCATAGCTCTCTGAAATCTTCCCATATAGCTGGAGCTCTTCTAAGGTCTTGATTCATTAATCCATGAACCATTCCAATGACTTCTAATACATCATAACAAGGATGTTGATTATATAGATAGGTAGCATATAGCTCTTTTGGCATTTTGCCACTCATAAGCAGTTTGGCAAATTTATGCCTTTCTGCATTCTTATGATGTTCCCAAGTTAATTCTTTTAATTTGCTCACTCTTTTTCAATCTTTATTTGAAGTGGATATCCCAAACTTCTACTTTCGTTAGTTGCCTCCATACCTTTTTGTTCTGCTATTTCGTATGTATAAATGCCAACAATAATAGAACCTTCTTTATGAATTTTCATAGTAAGATCACGAGCCGTTTCTGGAGTGTGTTTAAATATTTTGATTAATATATCAATTACAAATTCCATAGGAGTTATATTATCATTCAAAAATATAACTTTGTAATTTTCAGGTTCTTTGACAACCTGTTTTATTTTTTCATCTATTTTTACTTCTATGTCAGTACTCATATAATTTATTTATAGAGCAGGGCGTATTATACGCCCCACCCATATCATTAATTACTTAATGTTTATTTTTCTAGCCTTTTTATTCTCTGGAATTATTCTCTCCAAAGAAACTCTTAAAAGACCATCTTTAAGTTCTGCACCTTTTACTTCTACGTCATCCGAAATTGTAAAAGATTTAGAAAAATATCTTTGAGATATTCCTCTATGCACAACACCATCCTCCGTGCCATTTGCTTTAGCTTCTTTGATAGATTTGATTGTAAGTATATTATCTTTATACTCTACATCAATATCTTTCTTACTGAAGCCAGCAAGAGCAATTTCAATATCGTGAGTGTTTTCACCTGTTTTCACTATATTGTAAGGTGGATAGTTGACGCCGGCACCATTAAAGAATTGATCGCTTTCCATCATTCTTTCGAATTGATTGAATACGTTATCGAATCCAATAGTAACGGGTCTTAGTTGATTAAAAATTGATAGGGCTTTATTTGTCATAATTGTCCTCCTTTTGTTAAGCAAGTTATGTGTACGAGACCTATCATAGCATCACGTACAATGTTATTTATCATACTATTATAATATAAACATTATTCCCCGAAAAATCAAGAGCCTAAGTTAGCCAAAATATCATACCAGCCTCTTTTTACGCCAAGTTTAAGCTCTTTTCCGGTAACCTTATTTGTCTCCATATGATATGGTTGTTTAATATATCTAATGCCGTGAATTATTTGTTTACCTTCTATATCTGCATATAATATTTTTAGCTTGTCTAATTGTAAACCTAATGCGTTGGTAACTATTTTTTCTTCATTAGTCCAGGTACCTAGTTCGTGACTTTGACCATGAAAATAATGTTTGTCTTTTAATGAACTCATATTCCGATTGAATATACCTGTACAAAATACAGTAATGCCGTGTTTAGCTAATTTTTTAATAGATAGTTTTTCAGTTAATACAGTATGATTGTGTGGACCATCAATTTCTTCTATAGTTAAGTAATTTTTAGGATTAAGTTCGGCCCCGGCGGCGTGTGCTATACTATCATAATCATACCAGTCGGGAGAGTTTAATTGAGATTCATAAGGAATATAATCTAATTGATTCATATCACGTAACTCTGCTAGATACTCTCCTAGTTTGCGTGAACCTTTTCTTTTCCAATAATCGTGTTGTTGTTTTGTTATTGACCCCATTACTGATTCATATCCTAAACCAGTAAATCTAATAATATAGTGTTTGGGTATATTAATTATACTATCAATTAGTTGTTTTCGTGTTAGTTGTGTTGTCATTTAAATCTTTTAGGATTGTTTTTATTGGATCTAAATTATAGATTCTATTACTGCTTATTAAGTTATAAGGTTTTGGTTTAGGTATATCCATACAAGTATAAAAGGTTTTACTTTTAGCCAATAGGTATCCAATTAACCAATTATCTAATCCGGTATTGTCTATGTCTAAAATAATATAATCAGCTATACCAGATGATTCAATTAACCAATTAGCACTATCTTTATTTTCTAGTTCGTCATACATATAAAGATTAATGTTAACGTCTATTTCTTTTATAATCTTATTAAACTCATCTTTAAATGTATCCTTTAAATTAACCAAAAGAATACTTTTATTTTCATTTAATAATTTATCAGGTGGTGTTATCAACTTAATTTGCGACATTAAGTTATTTTAGCATAATGGATGGTAAATGTCAATATTATGATTCGTCGTCTTCTTTTGGAGTCGTTTTTCTACGAACTTGGATATTTTTGTCTCTAACTATGTAATTTATTGGGAATACTTCTTTATTTGGTTGCTCTACTGGTTCGTCAGTCTTTTTTTTTCTACGTCTGAATCTTCTTTTTCGGCTTCTTTATTTGCCGCATCTACCCATTTATTCCAGCTTTCTAAATCTTCTTGTTTTTCAAGGTTGATGTTTTCCCAGGGTAGTTTATCTATAAAACCTTTTACATATAATTCTTTATGTCTTTTTATGGTATCTTCTGGATTTCTTCGTTTCCATTCTGCTTTTTCGGTTTGCCAGGTGTTTTCTTTTTCGTCATATGTAGTTAGACGTTTTTGTTCTTCATCATCTAGTGTTCTTAAAACTTCTGTTTCTTTATCTTCACCTATTTTTATTAGTTCTTCTTTTAGTTCTTTTTCAACATTGTAATTGTCTATTAATTCTTTTGTTGCTATATTACGATCAGGTAAAATCATTGCAACATCTGCCGTTGTTGGAACAGGCTCCATTGGGATAGGTATTGGTTTTGGTTCCGTTTCCATATCGTATTTTACTTGGTCTTCATCAAAGCCGTCTTTATATTCATCATCAATTAATTCATCAAGTAGTTCATCTTCTCTTTGTTCTTTAGCTTCTTCTTCAGCTTCTTCTTCAGCTCTAGCTTTTTGTTCTTCTTCAAATCCTTTTGCTAAGAGTTCTGAAACAGATGGTTCTTTTTCTTCTATTTTAATTTCTTCTACTTCTGCAGATGGCGAATGTTTTTCTATGTTATCTAACATAGTTTGTTGATCCTTTGCTAGTTGACTACTATCACTTTTAACTAGGTCAGATGCTTTAATAGAACCGCTTGGATTTTTAGGTGGCAGTTCAGGTGCTTTAGGTTTACTTGGTGGTGTAGGATCTTCAGGCGCCTCCCAGCCTGTAGGAAATCTTCTCATTAAACTTTGGTTCGCCGCTAATAACAATGCAACTGCAAGTGGATCAAATACGCAAATTATAATTAAGATAACCCATCTTACTGCTTCGTCTGTGTCAACATCTTTTGTAACGCCCCAATCAACTACAAGTGCGGCAATATATTTTACTGGGCCTATCTCTGCTTCTAATTTAATCATTTTTGCCTCTAAAGGCTCTCGGTCAATAATTAAATCATCTATATTGTTTTGTGATTTTAATATGTTGTCTTCTGCTACTTCTATTTGTATGTAGACCCCCGATTTGTCGTCAACACTACCTTCTCTTAATTTCTCTATTCTTTTCTGTATAACGGCAGTATCATTTGCGTAGTCTTGTTTAAGTTGAGCAATTCTGCTTTGGGATTCACTTATTTTTATATTGATATCTGCCCGTTCTTCTTTTTGTGATTCTTTTAATTGTTTAGCCGCCTTTTCTTCATTAAAAAATGATTTGTTTGCAGTTAATACATCACTTACGTCTTTATCCAATACCATCATTCTATTGCTTAAAGTTTCAATATTCTTGGTCTCAACTGCAAGTAAAGTTTTGAATTTATCTTCTACTGCTTTTAAATTCTCTTTTTCAATGCCTATTGCTTCATCATTAGTAGTAGTTGTTCTTGAAAGACTCTTTTCAGCTCTTTCAATAATAGCAGTTTGTCTTTTAATATAGGTTTCTTCGCTTTCAATTTTGCTATTGATTATTTCAATTCTTTGTACAACTGTATTTTCTGCTAGATTTTGTTCTAAATGGGCTTTGGATAAGAATCCAAAAATACCCATAGATGTTATTAAACTTAATACAACCACGGCTGTGGCGAGATAAAATTTTAAGAGAAACCGAGTTTGTTTCCAGTTCCGATACAACCAACTGGCGGCTATTAGTTTACCAACCTCTAATACCGAACCCATAATAACCACTGGCACGAAAGCACCAGGGAAGATTGTAGCCAATCCTATTACTGAATAGAAGATTGCTACACCCGATATTGAAAGGGCCGAAATTAATGTAAGAAGTGCGATAAACATATAGTATTATTTAAACTAATACTTATCGCTTTTAATACTATCTGATAAATTGCCAACCGTTGTATGCGACGTCTTTACAAGCGGTTTCTGTGAAATCTCTGATTTTGCCTTTTTTAGATATTTGTGTGAATAATATTCGGCAATATCCACTACCGTGAGGATAACTAGATACTATTTTAACTAAACCAAATGTTTGATTCTTATCATTGTACCATTTAACAACTTCACCTTCTGGTGCATTGTTTAATGCAAAAAATACTGCCTGCATCTGCTTAACTTGGTCTTCTTTTTTAAGCATATTTTTATTGTATTTTATTGCGTTGTATATTGTATGTGTCCAGTGATTAGTATTATTGAAGTCTTTTTCTACACTTCTAAAAGTACTTTCGCTATTAAGTTCAGCATTTTTAGTTGAGCTACAATTTACTAATAATAAACTACTTAGGATTATACACAATTTCCCAAGAGCCGTCAAATTTTTGGCAAACATAACCTTTCCTTTTTACAAATGTTCCACTTAAAACTATATCAAACCAGAACTCTCTACATTCTTTTGCTATACCACTATAATGTAAGAAGTCCTTTTTACCATCATCACATACCATTGTTTCTACGGTTTCTTGATTTATAATATCACCGTTAACATCCTTTGTGATTACCGTGTGTGTAGTTGCGTTGCAGTATTGTTCACTCCAAACACCACCAGCTTTAGCTTCAGCCGTACACACCAGAGTAAGGGTACCTAATATTAATAATAGTTTCTTCATAGGTTACCCCTACTGCTTCTCTGATTGATCTAATACCTTATCAGATATTTTTGAAATTGAACTGCTTAATTTCATTGCTTTTTTGCTTTCAACTAATGCAATTATTTCATTAACATCTTTCTGAGATATTTTTACTAAAACAAAAGACCTATAGTTATTATTGTCTTTGCTATATAACGTCAACTTCTTTTCTATAGAGTATGTTCTTAATACAGTCTTTGAAATAAAGTTAACAATAACATCTTCAGATTGTTCTATGCCTTGTACATTTTCAGCGGCACCTTTTTCTTCATAAACGATAGATGTTCTGTTGTTCATCTCACCATTTATTCTGTCAGTTATTTTAGCCTTTGCTTTTAATACTGCCTTTTTCATAGACATTTCCATATCAGGTGATACTGCAACAGCCACGGCATAAAAGTATCCGTGTCTGAATATCAAACCTTCTTTTCCGTTATCTTCGTGATTTAAATACCACGCCGGAACGGTTTTATGTTTTGGATTGTCAGTTGGCAGTTTTACCATTCTGTTCGCACAAGCATTCAAAAGGAATACCATTGCAAATAAAACAGTTAGTAACTTAAATGATCTCTTCATTTTTGCCTCCCGATTAAAAGTTATCATTATGTACATTATATGGTATTGCTACCAAAAAGTCAAGGTATTTGTTCGATTAAGATGTCTTGGTTTTGAAGGCTTTTTTGGTAGTAGTTTACCAAAATGTAAAATACAACCTAGAAATGGTCGTTTTCTTCTTCGTCTTCTTCTTTTTTTTGAGAGGCTTTATAGTATGCATAACCAAAGCCAACGACTGTTAATGTACAGCCTATAATTCCTAATAATAATCCGTCTTCAAATGTCATTATATGTTTCCCCCATTATCTATAACTTCTTGTACAATCCATTCGAAGTCAGATAAATCTGATGACCCGTAAGTCGAAAGCATTTCATAATCATCGCTTTCATACTTGTGGAGATCTACTGTAGTAATGTATGAGCCATCTTCTCCCTCACTACTTCTTGTAATTACAAGTTCATAACCTTTTTTATTTGGTAAGTCGTAATCTAGAACACAATCCTCGTGAGCATCGAATTGTTTTTTCATTTCTTTTGCTAATTGCTTAATGTTTCTTTTTTCTAATGTCATCTTCTCATATTAGCAATATCTTTAGCATCTTGTTCTTCAAATACAGGTACTTGATTTGATTTATGCATTGTTGCTATTCCTATTAGTTTTCTTTCGCCTGAATATTGCATTCGTTCTTTTTTAGCTGAAGTTCCTACTGGGATTTTATCTGATGTTGGTGGATAATTATCGTCGGTTGTATAACTAGGAAACCAGCTTTCCTTTGTTAATTTTTTCCATCTTCTTCTTAAACTTATTCTATCAATTCCTAATTTTTTAAGCCAAGCCTTATGTTCTGCACGGACTTTTCTTAGTCTTGCAGTATTAGGTAATTTACGTCTTTTCCTTTTTTTAGGAAATATTACTTCTATAAAGCTCATAGTATTATGGAAGGTTTTTATTTAATATGGCACTATATATTAAATGGTCGTAGTCTTTATTTTCACTCCAAGCATTTAAACCTTGAATTAATTTCTTATAGTTCCATTTACCTTCTTTTAGTTGTTTTGTTCTTTCATCTCTGAAAGGTTTATAAGCAGGATGTCTATTAATAATTTCTATCATATCACGAATACTTTCGCATTTATGTTCGTATTTTTTAACACCCCAATCTGCATCTGGATTACCTTTTGCTTTCATTTGTGGTATTTTAGAATCCCAAGTTCTAACTCCAAATAATGCATTACCTTCTATTGCAAATCTGCTAGTACCCCAACCTGATTCAACTCCAGCCATTGCTATAATAATTGAACTAGGTATTCTTTTTTCTATTTCTGTTGTATAATTTAAATAATCTACACATTGTTTAACTGCGTACATAAAAGAGTCTGCGTCATTGTAGTTAAATTCGGGTTGATGTATATCCAAGTATAAAGATACTTCCATATCTTTTTTATTTTGCATAGTTATTTTGTCTAATTTAATATTAATTTTGGCAAAATGTTCTTTTATACTTTCAAACATTGATGAAGTAAGTTTGCCTTCTGCAACTGGATTTGGAAAAAATGTTCCATAAGAAAAGGATATAGAAACTACCATAATTACTGCAAGAGTATAATGGAACCATTTTTTTAGAGATTTTAATAATTTCTTATTACTATTATAAATCTTAGAATCTTTATGTTTTTTACGCATATTCTATTTGTAATTCGTATTTATTTTAACACATACTATAATATATGAAGATTCTGGTAGTGTCAATGATTAATAAGTGTTGATATATGGGGTTATTTTACGTGTTCTTTACAAGCTTCGTACCAATATTTGCCACTATCACGAAGAAGCTCGTTTTGTTCTCTAAGATTTTCTAGTCTTTTTTCGATTAATTTCCATTGATAGTCAGAAATGGGTTTATTATTCTCGTATAGTTTTTTAAGTCTTTCTATAGCATTGTCAATAGAAGGACAAGTAAGATCAGGTACTTTTGGAGCACTCTTTTTTAACTTTCTAAAAAACTTCTTTTTTTTAATGCTATATCTCATACGTATATATTTAGAAATATATTAGTAAAAGAAAAATGCTAAGAAAAGTTATAAGGTATGTTAAAAATAAACATAGGGACCGAAGTCCCTATGCTGGTCTATGTTCTGTTGCCGAGATTAACCTTTCTCCGAAATGGCAGTATTAAACTGCAACCAGTTCTCTGTCAGCAAAAATACTGACTGGAACTGTCACTTCAGGTTTAAATGCTAATGCATTTATAAATTGGACGTTACTTCGTGCCTACTAGGTAAACTCCATTTGTCTTTACATTCCGGTCGATCCTAGTTCACCCCCGTTAAACACTTAAACCTTAAAATGTTTCACGTGGAAGAATTTGGTGGAGGTGGTCGGTACTGCCCCGACGTCCCTGAAATTTATTACCCAAACTTCATCGTCTACTATAATATTTATAACATCTTTTTATTGATATGTCAAAGACATCGATAGTACAGTCTGGTATGCTGTTTTATGTTGGGATGATTATTCTACAATGCGTTTAAGATTTCCTGCTACTTGTCTTCCTCGGAATTCTACCAGTTCATACTCCATTTTATCGCCGTCGTGAACGTCGCTTAAATTAGAGGCCTTTAAAGCAGATACGTGTAAAAACACGTCTTTACCTTCTTGATCTGGTGTGATGAATCCGAAACCTTTAGCGGAATTAAACCATTTAATTTTGCCTGTTGCCATATTCTTCTTATGTGATCTTCTTATTAATTATTATCGTACTGAATTATTTATGTGAATTCCTGGAAAAGGGTGTTGTTGGCATGGATAATCGATTAGATCCACGCCAACTTAAGATTACATAGAATTTTTCTTTTCTTGTATTTCTTTACGTCTAGCTTTAGCAAGTTTACCTAAATTCCCTAGGGCCTTTCTAGCTCTAGCCGCCGCGGCTTTAATTCCTTTTGTTTCAAAAGCTTCGTTTTCTTTAACGTAACTTTCTACAGCCTGAGTAATCTGTTGATGTGTCTCACTCATGATCTTTATTCTCCTTAATTATAACGTTATAAATCTCCATCCAATTCTTAACTCGCTGGACCGGAGTTTCATTAGTATTGTAGCTTCTATTGTGTGGAAGGTCAAGCAATAATGATTTCAAATCCAAAGATGCACCATCTTCAGCATTATTTGGTTTGTCTTCTATCCAAAATGTTCCTGGCTTGTACCGTTTCAGGACATCTAGTTTGCCAGAACCTTGATCTAAAAATGTAATTTCATTAAACACATCTCCAAAAACATTCATTAAGTTTTCTCGTCTTAATTGGTTTGCTTTTGTATCTAAAGTTTGAGATGTTATTACATCAAACTTATATCCTTGTTCTGATAATTTTTTTACTATTTCAACACTGCCTTCAACAGGTTCTAAATGTTTCATCCAAGCACTTTCATTGAATACTTTTATGAAGACTTCACTTTGACCTTCTCCTAAATGATAATTCATATCTATGCTATAATGATCTTTAGCAAATTTAGTAAAGCCTTGAGTTGCCATCCATTCGTCAAAGCCTTTTTCCCAAAGAAGTAAAACTCCGTCGCAGTCTGTTGCTATTATTTTATTCATTAAGTATTATGTTAATTTAAGACCTGTATTTGCTTCTGTATATTTTTTAGCCATTTCAACTTCTGTAGGTGAGTAGGCCATAATACTATTTCTGTGGATTCTGAATTCTTGATGTTGTGGAGTTGAAAACATAAAAGGTCCTAACCCTATTCCTTTTTCTGTTCTTATTAACATCATAGGACGTTTTATTATAAATTCTTTATCAGTTATTTCTAATACTCTTCCAATAACTTCTTCACCGGTATTTAATTTCATTGATATTGTTTGGTCAGGTTTAATCTCTAGCATATTTCTCCTCATCTATTTTTTTAAAATGTTCTACTAAATTGTCATAACTTCCTATTAATTTTCCGTCTAAGATAACTTGAGGAACAGTACGGACATTTGGAACTGCTTCTAATAATTGTTCCACAGTCCAACCATCGCCGATCATTCTTTCTTCATATACTATTTCTTTTTGTTCTAAAAGTCTTTTAGCCATATCACAAAAATGACATTGCATTTTAGACCAAACTATATTTGACATTTAATTATCCTTTACTTCTGGTATAGGAATTGCGCCTACGCCTTCGTCATGAAGTTTCTTAATTTCTTTATCAGTTGCAGTACCGTAAATATGGTCATCTCGTTCTCCCTTGGATGCCTTTCTGGCTTCCTTGGCAAAATTACGACCTACGTTTTCACAATTCTTCGTAACCCAATTATTTAAATTTTTCAATGCTTGTCTGCTATTAAAAAAGACTTTGTTCTCTTTGTCTTTCTTTTTTGATCCTTTAGCTTTAAAAATACTAGGAGCCATAATTGCTCTCCTAATATTAGGATCATCACACATAGGGCAAATTAGTAAATTTTTCTTTTTTTGATCTAGGTATGCTTTTTCGGAATCAAACCAACCTTCGAATTTATGGTCGTGTGTGCATAGTAAATTATATTTCGCCATCGTATTTAATAGTCCAATTACTTTTTGTATTGTTCTTTTTGTCTATATGGTCTATTATAAGACTAATTGCGAAAATTGTCAAGCCGAAACCAATTATAAACCAAAGTCCTCTACCTTCGTCCCAATTACTTAATAGGTACCAAAGTACTTCTAATCCATTCATGTCAGCCCATTTATCCATTATAATTTAAATTTAGAAAATTGTCCTTCTTTTATATCTTGATTAATACCACCAATTAAGTATGACTCTACTTCTGTTTCTTGTGGAGCAACTTGTAATTCTCTTGAACTTAACCAATGTCTAGTCCAAGGTAGTGGATCTTGAGATGGTGGAATATCATATATTGGATCAAAACCCAAAGCTCTTAATCTTTTATTTCCAGTCCATTCTACGTATCTGTGTAAAAGTTTTTCATTTAATCCTATTAAAGATCCTTCATTAAACAAATATTTTGCCCAAGCCTTTTCTTCTTCAACACAATTTTTAAACATTTGAATTACTTGTTTGTCACAACTTTTAATAATTTTTTTCATTTCAGGATCATCACCTTTTTGCCAATTTTTAATTATATGTGATGTTAGGCTTAAATGCGTAGCTTCGTCTCTGGCAATTAATGATAATATTTTAGCAGAACCTTCCATAAGTTTAAGTTCTCCAAATGCAAATGTACAAGCAAATGAAACATAAAATCTAACGCCTTCTAATAAATTAACATTAAACATTGCCAAATATAATTGTTTTTTAACTTCTTTAAGATCACCTTTGCCTTTTACAAAATAATCCTGTGCCGCACTTCCAAAATTATCATAATGTTCAGTAACAGTTTTAGCACGTTTTAATATTTCTTTATCTGTTAAAATGGTATCAAATACTTCAGATGGATTAGGATAAACGTTCTTCATAATGTGTGAATAAGCTCTTGAATGAAGTGCCTCCATAAAATCCCAAGTTACTATACATCCTTCTAGTTCAGGTAATGAACAATATGGAAGAAACATTAAAGCAGGTCCTCTGCCTTGTACACTATCTAATAATGTTTGATATTTTAAATTTGCTGTGAATATATGTTTTTGTTCAGGTCTGAAATTTGCGTAATCTGATCTGTCTTTTTGTAAAGATACTTCTTCAGGTCTCCAAAAGTATCCAAGCATTGTTTGATTAAGTTTATCAAATTGTGGATATTTAAATATATCATACCTTTGTACATTTTGGTCCGCACCAAAAAACATAGGTTCTTTTGTGAAATTTATTTCGTTTTTATTGAATACTGATTTGCTCATAAGTTGTATTATTATATAGTACAAGCATCACAGTCTTCTCCTGAATTTGTTTCTACTAATTCGGCAACCTTCTCTTTCGATGCTTCTCCGTTAATTTTTGCATCACCATTTATACCAGTAATTGGTTTTTCTTTTAAATGGTCATAAATTTCGCTAGTATCAATACCTGCTGGTTGAACATCTTCTTCCTCACCTTTAAAGTCATAAGTGTTTTGGTAGTAAGAAGTTTTCCATCCAAATTTATATGCGTTAAGCATATCTTTTGCCATTGCAGATAAAGGAACTTCATTATTTTCATAGTGTAATGGATTATAACTCCAATTACCACTAATTGCTTGGTCAAAGTATTTTTGCATAACTGAAACAACTTTAATATATCCATCATTATTTTCCATATCCCAAAGTAAAGTATATGCATTTTTAAGTTTAGGATAACCTGGAACTATTTGTTTCAATGGACCTTTTTTACTTTTCTTAATTGATAATATTGCTCTAGGTGGTTCAATTCCGTTTGTTTCATTACTGACTACGGAAGAACTTTCACTTGGCATTTGAGCTGTTAATGTTGAGTGTCTTAATCCGTGTTTTAAAATATTTTTTCTTAAAGCCTCCCACGCCATTCTTTGTTTGTGTGGTACAATTTTATCAACATCTTTTTTATAATGGTCTATTGGTAATTGACCATCTGCATATGTTGTTCTATCAAATTTAGAACATTTTCCTTTTTCTTGTGCTAATTCGTTACTAGCTTTTAATAGATAATATTGAAATGCTTCAGATAATCTATCAACGGCATCCCAAGCACCTTGTTCACTATATTTGTAACCTTGTTTTGCTAGATAGTGTGCTAATCCAATATAACCAACTCCTAAAGAACGTCTTGCTTTAGTGCTAATTTCTGCCGCCTTAACTGGATAATTTTGATAGTCAATTATTTCATCTAAAGCTCTTACAGTTAAATCGCAAATTGGTTCTAATTCTGATACGTCACTTATTGTTCCAACATTAATTGCTGAAAGAATACAAAGTGCAATTTCTCCTTTTTCATCATCAATGTGTTGAATAGGTCTTGTAGGTAGTGTAATTTCTTGACATAAGTTTGACATTGTTATTCTGTCTTTGAAGGATGAGTGAGTATTGCAATGGTCTATATTCATAATATAAATTCTGCCTGTTTCTGCTCTTTCTTTTAATATATCAAAGAATAATTTTTGTGCAGATACTTTTCTACTGTCAATTGATTTATCTTTTTCATATTTTAAATATAGTTCATCAAATTTAGGTGTGCCCCAGGCTTTCATTAAACTAGGTACTTCGTGTGGAGAGAATAATGTAATGTCTCCTTCAGTAATAAATCTTTCATAAAACAATTTAGAAATTTGAATTGAGTAATCCATTTTTCTAGCTCTATTGTCTTCGGTTCCTTTATTATTTTTAAGAACTATAATGTCTTTAATTTCTTGGTGCCATATAGGAAAGTGTACAGTTGCGTTTCCACCACGTACTCCATTTTGGGTACAACTTCTAACTGTAGCTTCGAACTTTTTAAGAAACGGAATCACGCCTGTGTGTTGAACTTCTCCACCTCTTATTTTAGAATTAATTCCTCTTATGCGTCCTGCATTAATTCCTATACCTGCTCTACGTGCCACATATAAACCGATTGCCATATCACTAGAAAAAATTGATGGCAAAGTATCATCACTATCAACTAAAACACAACTTGCGAATTGTTTAATAGGTGTTCTAACTCCTGCCATTACTGGTGTTGGAATATTAATTTTAAATTGTGATATTGCATCATAATATCTTTTAACATATTGTAATCTATTTTTTTCTGGATAGTTAGCAAATAAGGTTGCCGCAATCATCATATACATATCTTGTGGTGTTTCGTATAATTGTCCTGTACTTCTATCTTGTACAAGATATTTGTCTACTACTTGTCTTATTCCAGCATAAGTGAAATTTAAATCTCTGTCTCTTCGTATCCAAGAATTAAGTTTTTTTGATTCTGTTTTAGAATATTTTTCCATGATGTCTTTGTCATAAACACCTAATTCGCAATTTCTTTCAATTAATTTAGACAAAGGCATATATTCATATTGTCCGTGTGCTTCTTTACGTACATCATATAAAAGTAATCTTGCCGCGGCGTATTGATAGTTAGGTTGGTCTAGAGTTATTAAATCATTTGCTGATTTAATTAGGATTTGTTGAATTCCTTTAGTCGTTATTCCATCATAAAATTGAATATTAGCATTCATCTCTATTTGGGATGAACTAACACCAGGTAAATCGTTACAAGCTTCTTCAACTACAAAATGAATTTTATTAATATCTAATTTTTCTAGTTTGCCTTTACGTTTTTGTACCTTAATCTGTGAATACGCCTGAGTTGTAGTAGTAGTTTCCATTATATTTTTCTGTTTTGTCCCTGTCCGATGTATCCTTTAAAGTACTATTTATTTTATATTGATGATTAGCTTATTATATGCAATTTTTTTGTTTTTGTCAATTTATATTTGCTTCGTTTTTTGTAAAAATTTAAATGGTTAATATGGCACTAAAACTAAAGGTTGTTAGTTAAAGTATCATATTATAATTATCTAAGAAAATTTCTATTAAGAAAGAACCGAAACGTGGAAAAGTAAGCCTGCATTGTCTCCAGCAGTAGTATTTTTAACATAAAATACCAAAGTTTCCTTTGTTGCGTCACCATTTTCGTCTGATAATGCAGTTGTAAATTCTAAATTAGTTTGATATGCTACATCACCATCGTAATTGTATTCATCTGCAATTTTAGTTGTACCTTGTGCTATATTAAGCATTACATTTAATTCACCATGTCTTGTTGCGTTAACTGTATTGCTTAGATATGTGTAATCAATTTTATATTTTTTATTTGAATCTGCTGGTAATCTAAATAATCTTTGTGTAGTTGGTACATAACCTACTGAAGCATCAAACGTATATGAAAAAGTACCTGCAAACTTTCCTTCTATCTCTGGAATGTATGCAACGTTAGATAAATTTGCAGTATCAGATGATAAAACTTTTGTTCTAGTAAAGTGATCTGTGTGAGATGAATTATTTTTAGATTCAAATTTAATTACTCCAGATATTGGTCCATTTTCTGTACCACCATCATTTCCAACTAATGCATAAGAATTATTTGCACTAACATTTCCATAACCTTCTTTAACCCAAAAACCATTTTTATCTATGTTAGCAAATCTTGAATTAGTAATAGCATTGTTAATAGGTCCTGTAGCCATTGCTACATTTCCTAAATTTGTACCTCTGCCCCATACTACACCATATCCTAAATTTTCAAATATGCTGTTTGTAAAAGTATTATTAACAATATCATTATCTGAAATTATTCCATTGCTCCAACCATCTACATAAAAGTTGTTAAAATTATTATTTGAACTAGTAACAACAGAACTTAAACTTGTTAATTTAATTCCTGCTTCAGCACCATTTTGAATTGCTGTTCCTGTAGTCCATGGTCCTTTTAATTTAACATCTTCAAAAATACTATTAGTAACATTATCTAATTGCATTCCAAAATATGCATGACTAGTTGTATGTTCAATTGTTAAACCTTTAATTGAAATGTGTCTTGGTTGGTTAAGAGTAGTTGTTTGTGCAAAGTGAGTTGAACTGTCACCTGGAACTCTAATTCCGTTTACTGCAACAATAGTTGTAAAACTTCCATTTTGTTTTATAACAGTTTTATCACTACCATCTCCTTGAATGTTTGTAAAAGGTGGAAGGTGTAATGTTCCGTTAATAACATATACTCCAGCATGAAGATGAAGTGTAACTCTGCTTGTTTCATTTCCTACAGTTGCCGGGTTACAAAATAATTGATCTATTGCTCTTTGTAAAGCATCTGTTACATCTGTACCATCTCCAGTAATACCAAATGATCTAGCACTAACTAAATCATCTAGTCTAGATTGTAAATCTCTTTTAGTATGATTTAATGCAGTTGTTCCTGTTTGTACAGTAGATCCATTTAGGTAAATGTATTGATTGCTTAATTGAAATAAGTTATCGTGTTCTGTTAAAACTTTAGTATTTCCAACGTTAGGTGCACCTTCAGATACAGAGCCATTACCCAAGTATAATTCTTGAGAATCGACTGCCCATCCAAATTCACCACCTGCAAGTTGGGGTAAACCAGAACCTGCGTTCTTTTTACCTCGTCTAATCTGTATTCTTGATATCGATACAATAGCCATATATGTCCTTATTATTTTATATTTATCGACTGTATCGTCTTTTGAAATTTAGTTCGTATGTTTAATATAGTACTGCTCCACCCTTTTCCACCACATATCTTTATAATCATTGTAGTTTTCAGGTGTTATGTTAAATTGTTGGTATGTAAGATCCCTACAACATAAAAATACGTGTCCTTGGTTAATATTAGTGCCGTACACTTCATTATGTGCTTCTGCATAAGCCACTAACTGCAAATAGTAATCTGTAACCCATTCTTCACGTTTGGGCTTGTTTGACTGTTTAAAGTCTATAATAGCAGGCATACCTTTATATTCTCCTAATATGTCAGTTGTACCAGCATAAATTTTAGGAAAATATAATCCAACTTCACTGCCCCATATTTCATTAATATCTTTTAATCCATTTTCATATATTTTTTGCGCCATTTTAAAAGCCTGTTGATGATAAGGATTAGAACCAGGTTTCTTCCATTCACCATTGTTTACATAATGTTCAAGATGTTTATGCATTGAAGTTCCAACAGTAGTTGCTTCAGCAGTTATTTCTTTAGCTTTTTCGTGACCTACTTTTTTACGCCACTTGTTTAAATGAGTTTTGTCTTTAGTATCGTCTAGGATTGTTGTGACACTTGCTAATTTGTCTCCGTCTGGAGTTTGATATACTCTTCTACCTTCAAGTATGGATCGTGACATCTTCTTGTATTCATACTTCTCGGTTATTAATGACATTAAAAATTATTTTATATTTTTTTGATTTTCTGTAGTTAAAGAATCTATTTTATCTAATTGTTCTGTTCCGGTAAGATTATCAATAGCATCTATGGGTTCTAATGCATCTTGCATTTTTTCTGATACTGTTTGTTCTGGCCATTCGTTTCTTGGTACAAAAGGTGTATAACCTTGTTCTTCTGCTTTTTGGTCATCTTCTCCTATAATCGCTTGAACCTCTGGAACATAATGCTTTAACATATCTTCCACACCTTGATGTAATGTTTGTTTAGACATAGCACAACCACTACAAGCACCTGCTAATTCTAATTTTGCCACACCTAATTCCATATCAAAATCTAAAAAATTTATAAATCCATTATGTTGGGCAACTGAAGGAGCTACTTTGTCTTCTAGTACAAATTTGATGTCTTTAACAATTTCTTCTTTAGTTCTATTACTCATGTCTTGTTATTTTATATTATAAACCAAAATAAGTCAATTAGAATCTTTTGGCAGTGGCTCGTTTAGCCATTTGCTTAATATCTGACGTTTTCTTTTTTTGAGTTATTTCTGGATTTGAATTATTTGCATCTGTTTTTAATGTGATGCCATCTTTATCAAATTTTTGGGTTAAGTTTTTTACGCCAGGAACACTATCGTATCTGTTTTTGAAGTTATTAAAGCTATATTGACCGCCCCCGACATTCTGCATTATTTTATTAAGAGCATCATAATTTAAATAGGCAGTTTGCCCTTTAGAATTTGCACTACTAATTAAATTTCTTAATGTTTGGATAAGGAGAGTGTCGGAAGACTCGGTTAAGCCTTTTTTTTTCCTGTGGACTTTGCTGATAATGTTTCTGCTAGTCTTCTTGACATTCTTAAAATTGATTCTCTTTTGCCTCTGTCTGCTGGTAAATCTCCACCAGTTGCAGGTTCGCTCGCTCCGAAATCGTCTGCTGGAACATCTGCTATATCATCTGTTGGTTCTACTACAGGCTCGTCTGGAGTATCTGTTCCCATTGTTGCTGGAACTGTCTCGCCTGTCAGGACGGCTACGCCTCCTGTTAATGATGTTCTTGTAACTTCTAGTGCTGAGTATAATGATTCTAATGCTGGTTTAACTTGATTAACAAATGATTCTGATTGTTCTGAGCCTACTTCATCTCTAATTGCATCGCTTAATTCTAACATTGATTCTGTTTGCATTGACGCTGTGTCTTCCATCCAGCCTGTGATTTTGTCAACCATATCTTTAGCCGCCATCACTAATTGTGCATTTTCTTCTGCGCCTTCTTTAACTTGTACGTCTTCTTTTTTCATTGCTTTTTTAATTGCTATATCTTTTGATTTCATATAATCTTTAGAGTCAACATCACCATCTTTATCATGGTCCTTGCCTTTTGCTTCTGTTGTTTTTAAATCTGTTGCTTTCATTGTATCAGTATTTATGTTCTCGGGTGCCATATCGCTAGGGTCTGGAATAGCATCTCCTTGGTCATCAAAGCCATTTTGAACCATATCTATTGCAGTAGATAGTGTATATTGTGAAGTTGAGTCTTTTGCTTCTGCTTTTCTTCGCTCTAAATCTGCTATAACTTCAGCTTTAGGTTTAGCTAAATGATCCACGTCGTCTTGATACTCGCCTACTATCTCTTGAGCACCTACATGGATATCAGACATACCGCCTTCAATTGCCGCATTTATTACATCTAAAAACATTCTTTGTTTTTGATACTCTTCGCTAGTAGCTAAATTTTCTTGGGCTTGAAGTGTTGAAATTTTGTTGATAGTTCTTGCTTTTGCAGACTCTAATTGCTCCATTGTGAACTTTTTAAGGTCAATGCTTTCACCAAACATTTGTGCTAACGTTTGATTCATTTGCTCTGCTGTAACTTTTGCGTTAAATTGCGATATCTTCATTAATAATATCCCCTATATGATTTATTTATCAAATACATACTCATCTAGGCGGTCCCTTAGGTTTAACAAATCATCCCACGCAATATCGTAACGTATATGGGCAGAATCTACAGTAACTTCATTATCAGAATTAGCTATTGTGCTTTTGAATTGTACGCATTTATTGTATTTTGATTGGATTTCTCTATCTAGATTTGTTATTTGTTCTATGTCATCTTCACGATTATCGACTAGGGCTTTAGCTGTTGCAATGGCTCCTGTTTTAGTAAATGTAGTAGCAACTTGTTTATTATACCTAAGGTCGTATATTAAGTTACTATAACCGTTTTCACGTATTATATAATGTTTCATCCGTATGCCACTACCATTTTTTATAGGTATGCATACCTTATGAATGTTTCTGTCTATGAGTTTTTTTAATTCTTTAGATAGATGTTTTGTATTCATTTCCAACCACAAGCACTTGTCCGTCTTTTACTATTTTTTTAACGACACTTTTGTTTATAAGATTTCTGATTAACTGTTGTTCTCTTTCGGTAAAGAGATCTAAACGACTCTGTTCTTTAAGTTTACTCAAAACGTTATATTCTTCATTTGAGACGTAAATTTTAAAACTGTCTAATATTAATTCGTTAATCTTCATCCCTGTGCTCTTTGTCTTCTTAATAAGTTGTTTATTACAGGATTAAGGTCCTTCTTATTAAGTGTGGTTGTAGGGGGTTCTCCGGGCTTTGGATCAGGGTTTTTAAATGATACTGTATCTGTATCAACTTTGTCTATTTCCATGTCCGTTTCTTGATTTGGGCCAACAGGTATAGGAAGTACTTTGCCTGGTTTAAGTAAATCCCTGTCGACTTGTCTATTAATTACTTTGGTTGATTGTGAGGCGCCTGCTGATCTAATAGTTCCTTTAGGTAGTACACCTTGTGGAACAGGTCCTCCAGTTGATTGTCCTGCACCTATTTTTTTAATTAGGTTTTGTATATAATCGGTTTCTTTAATTTCTCTATATCTCATTATCTAAAGCGATGCCCTTCTCCAAATTTTAGGTCTCGTAGATGTTCTAAACGATGTTCTTCCTCTAACAGTTTGATTACCCATTCTGTTTAGTTTTGCTATACGTCTAGAAAATGTAGCTCTTTTAGTTCTTGCTCTTTTAACTTTAAGTGCAGAACCTCTTCTAGCTTTTGCTCTTTTGATTGATATGATACCAGACATCCTTTTAGGAGCTGTACAAGTTTTAGGATCAGATACTATTCTTCCTTTTCGTACTCCAGCAGTGCAACGATACCTACGTACCATTTTGCCACCAGTTCTAGACCAGACCTGGACAAACGTTTCACCTACCTGTAATGGACTTACTACTTCTACTATTTTCATACTTTTCCTACTGTATGAACGTATTTAGCGAATGTGGGGGGTTATAATGGAAATTTTAATAATAGAACTACTATTGTGGAAAGGAGTCCAGCTACTATGGTCCCTGTGGCACCTATAATAACTTTAATCATCGACTTGTTACCATGCATAATAGCTTGTTGATTTTGGTCAACTTTTTGTTCTATTGCACCAAGTCTCTTTTCCAAAGACTCGTATCTTTGGTGACACAACTCGACGTGTGCTTCTAAATTTTTCTGTTCTATACTTTTGGACTCTGCCATTTTTTCTCTCTTCCTATTATTTTATTATCCAGTGGAAGGGCCTAAGATTGTGCCTAAAATGTGCCTTGATTCGTTTAATGTTACTATTTATTGCCAAGGTTATCGTCTTTTTCTACTATTATTATATTATTAGTTTTTAAATCTTGTGTTCTGAACATACTATTGGTTAAACTAATAGTTTCGTCTAATGCATTGATTATAGGGACCAAATCTATGTCTTCTTTTAAATGACCTATAATTTCACTAATAGGTAAAGGGTCTGCTCTATCTTCCATTGTAAATTCCATAGACCATACATTATGTTCTCCAGTATAGTTCTCACCAAAATTTGTATTTGCCAAATTCATTTTCTCTAATTTTGGATTGTCAATAGGTTCAATATTTGATCTAAATTGGAGACAGTTTTCAAAGGTTAGATAGTTGGCGTTTTGGGAAATAGCTTTTTCGTCTTTGCTATTATTTTTGTGTAACCCTGTTTTTGTAATGTCTACTAATGATAAAATTTTAAATCTCATACACTTTTCTTCTCTTAAGCTAGTTGTACTTATTATAGATGAAAAAAGGGTGCTCAATTTCTTGAACACCCTTAATTCTGAGAATCTAAAAAGTTTAATTCTTATTTTAAATTACAGCACGTATGTTTTAGCTGTAACTGTTGCTGAGCCTAAACCAATACCATCAACTGTTCCTAAAGCCTGCACTACATCTTCTAAGTGTGCCGCTAAAGTTTCAGAATTAGTACCATCGTATGTGTCTTCGCCAAAATCACCTTCAACCGCAATTGACATATTGTTGTTTGTAGTGTGAAGTGGTCCAGCCAATACTATGTTATTAGTTTGACTTATTGCTTCTAGAACTGCTTTAACTGTTGAGTTTGGGCCTAATTTGCCGTTAACTGCACCATTAAAGTCAATGTCTAAATGCACTAGGTTTCTTCCTGTGTTGTTAAAGTCCACCGCCTCTGACGCTGGATTAACTCTTGTTACTGTCGCCATTTTTTTTCTCCTTTTTTCTCTTAAATGACTTAATCTACGCTCCGTAGATTAAATGTTAAAAAAATTAATATTATATTATATTAACTATTAAGACCAAGTGTCGCCACTGATAGTCGTTGCCGCTACCGTAACTGAAACACCAGTCTCTGTGTCGATAAGCGCCTTTAAAGTCGCCGCCGCACCTGTACTTCCATTACCTTCGTAACCACCTTCTAAGCCTACTACTAGGTCATTAGCCGCTGGTATACCAAGTACTACGATATTCGCTTCGCCAGATATAGCTCTTACAGTTTTGTGAAAAACTGAAGATGCACCTTCTGGAGCAGTGTGAATTCCTGTAGCACCTGTAATTTTGTAAAAATCAATATCTTTCGATAAAAATTCTACGCCATTAGGGTTTGTAATGTCTTTACTTCCTGATATTACTGCCATTTGTTTTCTCCTTTTTTATAAATTTTTAACAATGTTCTGGGGTGCCCAGTAAGAACACCCCAAAAACCTTATTAAAGTTATTAGCGTGAATTACGCCGCTACTAGTGTAGAAGCCGCTGTAACTGTTGCGCCTGATATGTCATAGTCATTAGGACCTACTGTGTCTAATGCTCTAAGACGTCTTTGTAAATCAGTTGCGTCAGTTTGCGAGTTGTCTACTATTACAGTCATTTTTCCACTGTTATCGTTTACAATGCTGTAAAGTAACGGTTGTACTTCACCAAGGATAACTTCAACTGCTTCTCTAGCCGCATCGTCTTCGTCACGAAGGTCTCCGCCTGCGTCGATTAAAAATGCACCTAGGTTAGCTGTACTTCTTACGCCTCCAGTTGTTAAAAAATCACCGAAGCCGCTAGTTCTTGCTAATTTAGCCATTTGTTGTCTCCCTTTTAAAAAATGGTAACTCCCTAAAATTCAACGGACAGGTTGGACGTTAGTTCATTACCGTTTTGTTAAAGAAAAGATTAACAATATATGTGAATGTGTTTGTATGATCACTTTCAGCCAATATTTGTATATTCTTTTCTCTGTATTGGCAGTCTACACTCCGTAGACTGTGTATTGCATTTATTTAGTGTGAATGGGTTGAAAATTGTGTGTTAATATTACTTTCTACGTGTTTTTAAGGCTCTTTGATGCAATCCTTTTAAAATTGCTACAGTTCCTGGACCTGCTTTAACAATATCGTCTATCATTTTAATTGCAGGAATATATGCACCAACTATTGTAGCAGGTATAGATTTTCCTGCTAACGCAAATTCTATAAATCTTTTTAATTGAACTATGCTTTTAGTTCCAGTAAGATATCTATACATAGCAAGATCTCTACCTTCTACACCTATATCAGGTACACTAATTTTAGGTTCATTATCTTTAACTAACCCTGTTTCTAAATTTTTATCTGTAATTAATCTTTGTAAATGTTGTATAATATCACTATTTCTTAATTTTGCTCTAGCGGCATGAAGTAATCTAGTAACTGCTTTTTTACGAGTTGTTGGAGTTAAACTAGTATAATTTAATATGTCTCTTCTAACTGCTTTATAGTCGCTGTTTCTGATTTTTAAAGCAGATTCTAAATTAGCAAATAATTGAGTATCAGTACTTTGTGTTCCACTTGCTATTTTTGATAGGTATCTATTTAAAGCCATGGTAGGAAATGTAGTAGCTTTTCTTTTTGCCATAGCACTTTTAGGATCTTTTAATTTGTTCATTGCTCTTGCGTCACCTGTAACAAAGTATATAAAATTGTACAGGTCAGTACCATTCATTCTAAAATTTCTATAGCTAGAATAAGTTGTTGTATTTTTAGCATATGCTCTTGCAAAATGTTTGTATGTTTTATATTTGCTTAATAGTTCTAAAATAAGAACAGTTAGATATAATCTTTCAGTGCAGTCTGTATAAGTCAATATTTTAGTGTCGCTTGAATTACGAGTCATTCTCGCTTCATATATTTCACTAATAAATGGAACTCCAATTGTGTCTAACATTAATTTAATACCTCATTTAAAGCAATTACCATTTTATCTCTTTTAGGAGATTTAAAACATTGTACAAGTTTTTTGTGGGCTGTAATATGATCTTCATGTGTCATCCATACTTTATTATCTTTTGCATCTATTCCACCAATGCTTTCTGGAAGAATCCAATGTTGGACTGTACTTTTACCTTTTCTTTTTTTAGGTAGTGTTTTAATCCAACCTCTATATCTGTCGTACTTTATACACATCTTTAATTTGCTAGTGCCACGTTTGCCGTAGGTCCTGTTTTCGGGCCACCTTTAATAGCGGAAGGTCCTTTCTTGGGTAATACGCCTCGAGACTTTCCAGAAGGTTTAGGACTCCAAAAACTAGGTTTAGGTTTCTTTTTCTTCTTGATTTCATCAACTTGTTCGTCCTGGGCACCACCATCATCTACGTTCATGTACATTTGTCCAAATAGTGTTATCATATCTGGTGATCCTAAAAATTTAGCAAGAGTAGTTGACCCTTGTATATCTTTAGTAAATCGTCCTCTTAAAGCTGGTTTAATGTCATTAGATGTCATTAAATTTCTTATTAGTTCAGCTTGGGCTACTGTAACTTTAAATTGTTTATTATCATCTGTAGTAACGGTGTCTACTGGTTTAGGATTACCTTGACTATCTAAAACTTTACCTAATTGATTGAATAAAGAATCTTGTTTAAAGTCCTTGTCGTATGCTGGTTCCTGATCAGCTGGGTCTCTAAATTCATTAAATCTCATATTATTCTCCTATCTTTTATTTATTGCTCTGTTAGCCTGAGTGAACCCAGATCTTCTAACTAGTTTTATACCGCCCAACACATAACCTTCTCCACCAGGTCTACCATTTATAGATGCTTGAACATCTCCAGGTGCAGTATCTAATTGTGTTATAATATTATCTTTAGCATTCATTATACCACTAACAGTATTCCAAAGTGCTACAAAGCCATTTATATTTTGTTTTACATATTCTATAATTTTTTGTTTCTTTGGTTCACTAACTGCACTAGTTAATAACCATCTAGAAAAGTCACTACCTAAATTTTGAAGTCCTTGATCAACCTTTGCGTTAGTATATGCATATAATATTTTAGGTAGATCAGTTAGTTTCATACTAGCTAATTTGTTTTTGTCTAATAAGGCATCTATTAAAGTAGCATTTTGACTTACCACATTTTTTATTTTGTTTAGTGCGTTGGTATCTACACCTACTTTCTTGTTTACAGTTGTTGGCGGAATTACAAATAAACCACGTCCTTGAATATATCTATCAAGTTCTTTAATTGGCATAATTCTTCCTTGTTCACTCATCATATTGTGAACAACAACACCTGCTTTGCTTTGCCCAATTTTTTTACCTAATTCACTACTAGCATCAACACTATATTCTACTACATTAGGTTTAAAAACATATCTGCCATTAGCTTGTTCTGGTTTTGCAAAATATAACATATCACCATTAAAGTAACCTTGAAACTTATTAGGAATTGCTTTTGCTACTGTATTAAAAATAGGAACAATTTTATCTGCGTAGGCTTTATATGAATTTGTTTTAGAAGGATTTTTCTTTGCTCTATCTTTAATCATTCCTTTTAAGTCAGCTGAGTTCGTTGCTCTACCATCATATCCTTGTGCGTGAAATCCACTTTTGTCTGTAAAAATAAATTCACCATTAGGATTTCTTCCAAACACTACTGCTGGAGAACCATCCCATTTAATTGTAAGGTTATTAGTATTTTTAGCTAATCCTTCTAATTGTCTTATAGCATTTAAGGCTCCTTGGCTACCATTCCAAAATACAAGGTCTTCGGCATGGTCAATTCTGCCTCCTGTTTCTAATAAAGGTGTTTTACAATTACCTGTAACTTTTTTAAACTCTACTAATTTCATAGATTAACCTTTGCTAATAAACCTTTAAACCAAACAGGACTTCCTTCGATAACGTGTTCAGGCATTGTTTTTCCTATTTTTGCAAGACTATCTCTAAAGTCTGCAACTAATTCGTTATAGTCAGATGCACCTCTAATCATTTTATGAATATTTTCTACACTATCAAGATCAGATCCTTTAGCATTTCTACCTAATAATAAACTTGCTATCTGATCAGGCTTTTTAGATACAGGTTCGTTTGTATCTCTTTTTAATAAACCGTTCTTGTGACTCCATTTATATCCTCGTGCTTTAGATATACTAGCAATGAATACGTGTCTATCCGCTCCAGTATAGTTGGAGCCTGGAGATGAGCCTTTCAAACTCCAGGACATCCAATTTGGGTCACCGAACATTAAGTCAGTTTGTACGAATCCATTTTTAACATTACCGTTAATAGGTGTTTTAAAATGAACGCTAATACCACTTTTCTTAATCCATTTTGACGGGTCTTGCTTATTAGCTTGAGCCCATTGCGTCAATTTTGATACTAATTGGTCTTTTGTAATTTTAGATTGATCTACAGCAACATCTATATCTCCACTTGTAGGAGATGTTCCTGTAGTTCCTAATTTGTTTGATTGTAAAGGTAATCCTGTAATTTTTTCTAGCCAGGCAATAGTTGGGTCTACGTCTGCTTGATTAATTCTTTGTGTTGCTGGTTGGCCGGTAGGATTTTTGAATATGTTTCCGCCTTCATTAATTTGATTCATCTTGTTTACCCTCTATGATCTTCTTAATGCCGACTTTGAATTTTTTTGATTCACCGTTCTTAATAGAATTAATGAATCTTCTCTCTAATTCTTGGGCCTGCTCAGGAGGGTAGTTTTTATTAATGACGTCCAACAGGTTAACAGCACTTTCTATTATGTTGCTACCTGTAGTCTCAAGAAATGCTTCAGTATCCTTGACTCTATGAATACTATGCAAATCATCTAATATTGATCTTGTTATCTTTTTCATTTACCTGTCCGTTTGACCCTATTAGCAGTATTTACCGCTTTAATGGTGAATATACCACCGGATCAAGAGTACTTTAATTGTTTTATTGAGGTGATTTTGTAGGAGCAGGGTGATTGTATTGCTCTTTTTGACAGCTAGGGTCTTGTGGTGCGAAGACACATCCTATAACTTCGCCTATTAAACCTATATTAGCTATATTTGATTTGGGGGATGTTGTAAGATTAGTAGTAACTGGCGTAACACACCCTTGGAGTAATGTTATAAACATTACCCCTATAAAAATAAGTAGCCAGGTTTTATTAGAAAAATCCATTATTGTTGACCCATTTGATTCAAGTCCATATTTAAAACGGGTTCGTTGCCTGCTTCTAGCCATTGTTTCCATTCAATGAACGCACCTTCAGTTAAACAATGAATTTCACCTCGAGACTCAGGAAAAGTTGATGTAAAATATTCTTTTACCATAGGAGACGCCGCTTCACAGTTCGTCATACTATTGTAAGTAGACTCTTGCCAGACACCTTGACAATCAAGTCCTATACAAAATATTATTATCATAAAAATTTTTTCCATTTCTTTTTCCTTCGTCCACTAATTTATTTACGGTTAAATTCCGCAAAGTTAAATGGCTATAAAAGTTAAGTGAGTTTATTTCTTGTTAGTGAGTTTATTAATTAGATCGAACGCAACTTTAACCTTCTCCTCAAGCACCTTGATTCGATAATGCGATTGAGCTAAAACCACAATAAGCATTATGAAAGCCACAAAGATTGGCCATGCTCTAGAGATCATTAATAAAAGGTCCGCGTCCATAATTAAAACTATTTATATCTAAAAAAGGGTGGGTTATTTTGTTATGGTATATACCTTGATAAACTCTGTTTTGCCCTTAACTTTTATGTCATCAATGTATTCAAAACTATAATTGAGCTTGGCTCTATTAACTGTTTCTTCACCTATGACTATTGTTTTACCAAGTGTCTTTGAACTAGACTCTAATCTAGAGGCTAAATTTACTGCATCTCCTATTACAGAATAGTCAAATCGTTGTTTAGACCCCATGTTGCCCACAAGTGCTTCTCCTGTGTTTATACCTATCCCAATATTGATTTGTGGCAACCCTTCTGCAATAAGTTCAGCATTTAACATAGCAAGTTCTTCTTCCATTTCCATTGCACTTTGAACTGCACATTCTTCGTGTTCTCCATTCTCTATTGGAGCATTCCAAAATGCCATAATACAATCTCCCATAAACTTATCTATTGTTCCACCATTTTTAATAATAACATCTGTCATACGTGTTAAGAATCTATTAATAAGTTTTGTAAGTCCTTCTGGATTGCCTTTGTACTTTTCACTGATGGGTGTAAATCCTCTTATGTCTGAAAACAAAAATGTCATTGTACGAGTTTCACCACCCAACTTCAATAGTGATGGATCTTTTTGTAACTTCTTAACCATGTCGGGTGCAAGGTAATGTTCAAACTGTCTTTTGATTTGTAGTTTTAATCTATTCTCTCGTGCAAAGTTATTATATATTAAGTGTCCCCAAACTATAGTAATAATCACAACAGGTGTTAGCCATTCTGTAAGATATAGGTTTGTTGTCCATAGGTAAGCACTTGTTCCAAGAACAATACTTAGATAAACTATAAAAGGGACTAAACTCCATAGCACACCTAATCTAGGAATTATTAATAAAAATAAAATACCTCCTATAATAATAAATGCCCATTCTACTTTTTCTAACCAATCTGGTCTACTAATAAAATTTTGTGATAACAATGTTTCTGTACCAATGGCCATTATCTCATGAGTGTTTTTTAAACCATTAGGCGTAGTAACAAATGTTGATCCTTTAAATGTAGTTCCAATGAATACAATTTTACCTTTCATTTTTGACCAGTTGCTTTTATCTGTATAATCTAATCGTGGAATATGATGTCTAAAATCCAACCATATTTCATTTTTTGCTTTATTGTAATATTGAATTGTTTCTAATATAACAGCAGGAATTGATTTATCAAGAGGTAGTCTTCTTATAGTACCATCTATGTCAATAGGTACACTTACATTACCTACTGCCCGAGCTTTTCGTTCAATGCTTATTATATTTTTAACATCGTTGGTTTCTGTAAGAATAACTGGATACTTTGAAATCATTTTAAGGAACATTTCATCTCCACCTAGTCTATCTTTGTGTGCAAACACGACTTGAAGGACTACTAGGGCGGCGCCATTACGATAGGCATTAACTATTGCCCGTCCTATAATATCCCTTTTCCAGGGCCATTGACCTTGACTTTTTAATGCTTGATCACTTATGTCTAATAATATTAAGCTCTTAGATGTAAAATGCTTACCAAACTTTTGATATGAATCAAATGTGGTAAGTTTAGCTGACTGAATAGGTGTAGGATCTACCCACTTAATGAATAAAAGTATCAATAAAGTGACACAAACCGCCCATTTGCTTGTTAAAATTTTTGACATAATAGTATAATATTTAAGCCACGGTCGCCTGTCAGATTATCTGATTGATTATGTATAAATATTACTGATAATAGAATTTTACCAATTTAAGGAGTACAATGAAGATTCTAGCACATATTATACTATTATGTTTCTTATTCACTGGTGTTCAAGCCAGCGAAATAACGTTTGACTTTGATAGCCCATCTTTCAGTGGAGAAGGCAAAAGTTCACACTATTTGACTATTGAAAACATAGAAAAAACAAGAAAAGATGCTATAAAAGCCGCTGATAAAGCCGCAAAAGAAAAAGCAGAGCAAGATGCAAAAAATACTGCGATAGCAAAATTCAAAGCAAATTTAGAATCAAGATTTTATACGGCTTTAGCAAAACAAATTACAACAAACGTATTTGGTGCTGATGGTTTACAACAAGATTCAGGAACATTTACATCACCTATTGGTGGCGAAGTTGTAACTTGGACGACGCCTTCAGGTACTGGTAATGTTACAATTACTGTTACCGAAACAGACGGAACTGTAACATCATTTACAATGCCGAAGGAAGACTAATAATGTTTAAAAAATTAGCAATTATATTTCTAGCAACTTTATTTCTGGCTAGTTGTGCTGGTAAACCAGACTTCGATTACAGAACTCAAAAGCCTGTAGCAAAAACATTTTTAGAGGTTCCTGAGTTAGATGGAGACCCTATTATAATTGCTGTCTATGACTTCTTAGATATGACAGGACAAAAGAAGCCAGGTGGCAATTTTGCATCAATGAGTACAGCAGTAACTCAAGGGTCATATCAACTTTTAATTAAAGCATTACAAGATGCCGGAGAAGGCAAATGGTTTAGAGTTGTTGAAAGAGCAAGTTTACCAAGTCTATTACAAGAAAGAAAACTTATTAGATCAACAAGACAAATGGCAGATGGTGATCAAGCTGAACCATTACCAGCATTATTATTTGCAGGTGCATATATTACAGGTGGTATAGTAGGATACGATTCAGATACTAAATCAGGTGGTATAGGTGCAAGAATTTTAGGCGTACAAGCCAATACACAATACAGACAAGATGTAGTTACTGTTATTTTAAGATTAGTAAATGTGCAAACAGGTGAAGTTGTTATATCAACAACAATTGAAAAAACAATATTCTCAACAGGAACAGGTGGAGATATATTCAAGTACTTTGATGCTGATACAATGTTATTAGAAACTGAAATTGGAGTAGCAAGAAACGAACCAGTTACTTTTGCTGTGAGAAAAGCAATTGAAGCCGGTGTTGCAGAAATTATACAAGTAGGTGCTAAAAAAGAAATATGGAAAATTAAACTACCACCGGAACCAGTACTACCAGAAGCAGTTGAAGAGTCAGATGCAGAAGTTGTTACTGAAGAAGAAGTAAAAGTAAATTTAGAAGTAGAACAAACAGTAGTAAAAATTAAAACAAGAGAAGAATACCTAGCAGAAAAGAAAGCTAAAAAACTTGCATTGTTAGAAGAGAAGAAAGCTAAAAAAGAAGCCTTGAAGGCAGAAAAGTTAGCTAAAAAAGAAGCATTGTTGGCTAAAAAACATTTAAAGAAAGTTCAAAAGAATGAATTAGCTTGGTATAATAAAGCTAACAGTACAGATTTTAAAACTTGGGATGAATATCAAGACCATTTAAAAATGTTAGTAGCATTTGATTTAAAAGAAACAGAAAAAGAAATACGTAAAGCAAAAATTCAAACAATTTTAAATGATCAGAAAGCCGCATTGGAGGTCGCAGATGAGAGCGTTATTATTGAGTCTAATACTGTTACTAGCAACAACGATTAATTGTTATGCGAGTAATAAAGTCTTTATAACACAAATTGATCAAGAAAATGGTTCAGTCTATATAAAACAAGACGGATTAAACAATACGTTTGGAAGAAGCACAGATAATCCTTTTGTAATTGACGGAAATAAAATTACTATTATTATTAAACAAATAGGTAATACAAACGTAACAGATTATAATGGTCACTTATCTTTTAAAGGTACTAATATGACCTTTGATTATACAGCAATTGGTAATTCTAATAAATTAAGACCTGACATAGATGACGTTAATGCTACAGGTTTTTATTTAGATCATGATATTACAGGTGATTCAAACGTAGTAGACTATGATACTTGGTCAGACTCTACAACAAATTTCAATGTTGACTTAGACATTTATGGAGATTCAAATACATTTTGGGTTCAGAATAGAGGTGACAACCATTTCTTATATGTTCGTATGTCAGGTGACTCAAATACTGTAGAATGGTACAGTTCAACAGATTCAGAAGGATTTAATACAAATGCAAATAAGGCAATTGGTCCACAAACTGCTTCGCATAGTCAGTTTGCAGATAGTTCAGGTAGCGAAGGTGCAAGTGCAGATATTTACATAGTAGGCGATTCAAATGTAATACAC